GCAATTTACGGCGCATTTCTTCCGTCAGATGCTTGAAGGCGTTAAATTCGGCGACAGCCGCATCGACGTTATAGCCGTTACGACGTAATTCATTAAATATGCGCATTGCAGGGCTTGGCATGTCGAATAAGACGGAGGTATCAAGCTGCAATGTATTTCTATCAACATAGTTCATCGTGGCATAGGGGTGATGCTCTGAAAACCACGATAAAGGGAAATTGATATTCATCGCAGGAGAAGACAGGGCCAGTTGTTTCTGTTCCCATAGTTGTTTTTCCATGCGATCGAATTCAGCAATGTAGGCTTCCTTGAATGCAGCTGCTTTTTTGCCGGTGAAGCCCATCACCAGAAAAACGAAGCCGTTTTTGGTGATTTGGTAGGCGTTATAGGTATTGCCTCGGTGTTCGAATTTAACCCGCGAAAAGTTGCGGGTTAAGAATTGCTCAGAGCATTCGAGGGATTCTATTTTCTGAACAACATGGTGATGCTGCTTGCCAAAAAACTCAGCAATCGAAATAGAAGTAGTGACGGGCGACCATTTTCGATGGTTACGTCAGGGTGAGAAAGGGTAGTAGCCATAATGACATCCTCAAGTGATAAGTTAATTAACTCACCACCAGAGGTGCTAATCTCATGGGTGGTGAGACGCACAGGGTTAGCACTACCGGTCACTCGAGAACCCGGCCAGCCTTGCGGCTGCCCCGCACGCCTCACCATAATTTGAATGTGGCTGTGCATTACGCATAAAAAAACCGCTTCAGCGCGGTTATGCGCTCGAGTAACTTTCGGGGTGCTAATCCCGGCACCCGTTTTATGAGGTGTTCGCCAAATATAGCCCCGACATCACACGCAGTCAATATCGTCCTTTCTCGGAAATGCTTTGGCGGTGCCGCCTGCACCCCAAAACATTCCCTGTATTGGTCAGCGCCAACTTCCTGCCAGTGTTGCCCGTTCTCACGCCGTTCTCGCTCTCGCGCGGGGATACTCTCTCATCGACCGGATCGCACCCGATGATACAGCACGTTTACGTGTAGGGGTCTAAACAGGTCATTGACGCTGTAAAGCTCCAGATTGTTAAAGAGCATTTTGCGGCGGGTTAAGTCGCGCCGTACGACTGATTTATGTAGCCCTGTGTCAGGGCGCGATGTTTCTGGCTTGGGTAAAATATAATAAGTGCAACTGATCACAGTTAATAGTAAGACAAATAATTTAATTTTAATCTATGTGATTGATTTTTAGATTAATTTATTTATGTAAAAAATATAAGCGAGGATAATGCAGGTGGTGAGTTATGGAGGATGCGCAAAGAAAAACCGGCGCTGAGGCCGGTTACTCTGTGTTAGATTTGGTGTGAGGGAACCCCCTGATAACACTAAGAAAAGCAGTGAACAGTCAAAGAGAACCCAGCGGGCTTGGTGGCTTTTGACAAAAACATCGCCTGTAACTATAATTAGTTGCAATGTAGCGAAGATGAGATTATGTGGGTATGGGGAAAGCAGATAAGCTACTGGAAAAGTTTTTAAACAGTAAAAAAACGTTTGAATGGGATGAGTTGGTCGTTTTGTTTTCCTCTCTGGGATATGTCAAAAAGGAAATGCAGGGCTCAAGAGTGCGGTTTTTCAATGCTGAAATCAACCACACCATATTAATGCATCGCCCACATCCAGAAAGTTATATTAAAGGTGGAACGCTGAAAGCGATTAAACAGAATCTGAAAGAGGCTGGGGTATTATGAATCATCTAAAATATAAAGGATATTTAGGTACAGTAGAACCAGATTTTGAAAATAATATCCTGTACGGAAAACTGGCGTTTATTCGAGACCTGGTAACTTATGAGGCTTCTACATTAGCTGAACTGGAACAGGAGTTTAAGACATCGGTTGAGCTGTATTTACAGTCTTGTGTGGAGGATGGAAAGGAGCCTGATACCCCGTTTAAAGGTGTGTTTAACGTCAGACTTGATCCAGAACTGCATCGTCGGGTCGCTGAAATGGCGATGGAAGAAGATTTATCACTGAACGCCTTTGTTAATAAGGCGCTGGAAAAAGAAGTCAACCATCACACAGGGGCTTAATGTTCCCTTCGTCTTTGACATCCTCACCGCCGAAGAATGGGGAATTTACGGCGCACTGGTAAATGGTGGGGCGAGCAGGAGGCAAACAAAACCCGGCACCAAGGCCGGGTTTTGTTATTGGTGCATTTGGCAGGTTGTAATATCTGGTCCATAAGCCAAAGTAAAAACAGGCTTGTTGATCAAGCCCATGTTCTTTAATGATTGAATCATTTTTCCTTGCTCGCTAACTTTTTGCTTGCTAAGTATTTCTTCCACTTGTTGTGTCAAGGATTTGTCTTTGTTCATTTATGGCTCACTTGATTGCGACTGCTCCCCGCCCGCATTGGGCGAGGGTTCTCGGAGATTTTTCGCTGAAAAAGGAAATAAAATAGCCTCCCTGCAAGGTTATTGATATCATCCTGTGAGTTCAATCAAAAGTCTCATCATTCCACTGCGACTTTATGACCTTTCCGACAAACTGGCAGTTTTCGTTACACTCAATCATGTCGAATCGTGGGTTGAGTGGCTCCAGGTACGCTTTACCGCTCTCACGAATGAATCGTTTGAAGGTGAATTCATCGCCATTCATTCGGGCCACGCAAAAATCGCCATCCTCAATCTCCCGCTCAGGGTCAACGAGTATCAGCATCCCTTCGGGGAAACTGGGTTTACCACCCTGCGGCGCGGTCATTGAATGCCCCTTGACCTCCAGCCAGAACGACCTGTCACTGGCTTTTGTGGTGGTGGAGATCCACTTAATCGCATCCTTTGCGGTGTACGAAAAATCATCCATTGAGAAAGCTCCAGCCTGTACGCAGGAGAGTAACGGATATTCGTAATATTTCTCGAACAGGTTACGCCTGTTTCCCGGTGTGTGGGTACGAATACTGCGTAACAAATCACTCAGATCTGGATTAATTTCTTCCGCAGGAACCTGTAATAAAGCCGCAAACTTAAGGGTATTTTCAGTATTTAACGCAATTTTTGCGTTCAATAACTGACTAACAGCCCCCTGCGTTTTGAAGCCGAGGATATCTGCGGCTTTTTCCTGGCTTAGGGATAGCTGTTTCCGTTTTTCATCCCAGATTTTGCGCAGTCGTTCAGCGTTCTGGATGTCTTTGTCAGTAATTGTAATTTTCTTCGTCATAGTGCCTCCGATTTTATTAGCAACACAAATATTTATCAAATAGCTAGCCTATTGACATTTAAATCAGGTAAGCTAATATCGGAAAATTGAAATGGGAGGATCTCTATGACTCTTGACGAGTACTTGAGACAAAGCTCTATCAGACAAGCCGATTTTGCGGCGATTGTTGGAGTTTCTCAGGGATTTGTCAGTGGGGTTATTACAGGGAGATACATGCCTCAGGGGCGGAAAGCCATTGAATGGGCAAAAGCTACAGACTGGAATGTAACTCCCCATGAACTAAACCCGCATGACTACCTAAACATGGAAGATGGTATTCCGCTTCATGTAAGGCAAACAGCCTGATAACCCTCCATCGGAGGTGTGAGTGAACAGGCAAATCAAAACGGTTATGCCCGATCAGTACTGTGATGCTGATCGGGACTGGATACAGGAGCAATTGTTACAGCTAGACCCGACCACCAGGGTAAAAATTGCAGCAGAGTACGCGAGAGTGTACCAGGAAGAGTGGGACAAGGAGCCTGTATCGTTCAGGAAGGGCAACAGGGCAAGACGGAGCGCCAACACCCGGTTACGGGTGTATGTCCAGAAGTACGCGAGAGCCAGCCGTGGCTGGATGCTTTCGCCAGTAGCGATACGGAAGGAATAGATCTCATCAAGGTGATTATTTTTTGTGAAATGATTTCACATTAAACCATTGCACTTGAAATTTTACTAAGAAGGGGGTAAGGGGGCAGATCTGTAACATCCGTGCCTGTAAGGGCACTACCAGAGGAAGGCAGCTCCATAGGTTAGGTAGATCACTGTATAGGGTGAGATGGTTTCTGTAGAAATTGTTATTATACTAACCATTACGGTGGAAATAGTACCATGTTCATCAAACATGTGGTTATCAGCCTGCTCGGAAACAAATTCTACACCGGAAAAGACAAGGTCACGTTTGATTATGTGCTGGCTGCCAAATTGCGTGATGCCGGACTGGCGATCGAACGTAATTATCTGGTTGATATGGGCAACGGTAAGCGCGGATTCGTCGATATCATGGTCGTTGCCCCATCTGGTGAACGGTGCGCGATCGAGGTGGACAGAGCGTCACCACGGGCACGTTCAATACTGAAACTGCGCAGACTCAAGCTATACGGCATTCCTGGTATCGTGCTTCTGCGCTGTTCACGTAATCCGGATCAATACGTTAGCGATGAGATCGACGTGATCCCGGCAACGGGTAAATCACGTAGCAAGGGGGCGTCATGCTGAAAATAATCCCAAACTTTGCTCAGGAGCGCGGTTTAAACCAGCTGCGGCACCAGTGGAAACAGCATCGCACGTACCTGATGTATGCACCCACTGGCTCTGGCAAAACTGGTCTTGCAGCATTCGTCACCGCCGGAATGGTTGAACGTGGTATGCGAGTGATGTTTGTCTGTCCGTACACCATCCTGCTGAACCAGACAGCGGAACGTTTCACCGAATACGGTTTGCCGTGGGAAGAAATCAGTTTTGTATGGCGTGATCACCCTAACTATGACCCGTCACGACTGATTCAGATTGCCAGTGCCGACACGCTGATCCGTCGTGAGTTTCCTAACAACATCGATCTGCTGATCATCGATGAAGCACACATGAAGCGTCGTGCGTTACTTGAGGTTATCCGGGACAGAGACATCAGGGTTCTTGGACTTTCCGGTACCCCGTTCGCAGCCTGGATGGGGAAGTACTACGAATGCCTGATCAAGCCTACAACGATTCGTGAACTTATTCAGCGTGGTGATCTGAGCGATTATGAGTTTTTTGCCCCCTCAATGCCTGATCTGGCTGGCGTAAAAACCAGTAACACCGTATTTGGACGGGATTACAACGAGGAGCAGCTCGCATCCATCATGGGGAGTTCGGATCTGGTTGGCGATATCGTTCGCAACTGGCTTGAGAATGGTGAGGATTTGCCGACGATCTGCTTCTGTGTGAATGTTGCGCATGCGAATTTTGTTACCCGTGAGTTTTTACAGGCCGGTATTGGCGCAGAGGTGATGACGGCAGATACCCTCCATGATGAACGACAGGACATCATTCGCCGTTTTGAAGAGGGCGTGACCAAAATAATTGTCAACGTCGGCGTACTGGTTGCGGGATTTGACAGCGATGTTCGCTGCCTGATCTATGCCCGTCCGACAAAATCAGAAATCCGTTGGTTGCAGTGCATAGGTAGAGCGTTACGTACAGCCCCAGGTAAACAACGTGCGTTGATTTTCGACCATTCTGGCACGGTTCATCGGCTGGGTTTCCCCGAGGATATCGAGTATGACGAACTGCCGGGCAAAAATGACGGAATGAAAGCGTCTGCTGGCGGTGGCGAGGTTAAAGCTGAAAAACTTCCCAGAGAATGCCCCAAATGCCACTTCATGAAGCCTGCTGGTGTACACATGTGTCCCAAATGTGGGTTTCGTCCTCTTGGTGGCGATGATGTGGCAACAGACCGCGATCGAAAACTCTCTCGCGTAAACAAAGGGAAACGCGAATACAGCCGCGAGGAAAAACAGCGGTGGTGGAGTGAGATCAAGGGCTATCAGAATTACCGCAACGCGACAGGTAAGCCACTGAGTGACGGATGGTGCGCTCATACCTACAAAGAGAAGTTCGGGGTGTGGCCTAAAGGCTTCAGTAACGCGCCGCTGCAAACCTCGGTTGAAGTGCACAATTTCATCAAGTCAATGAGGTGTACTGGCAATAGCGGACACTACCATTTGTTCTTTTTTTAAGCAGCCATCTGATGATATTTTTCCCTGAAGGCTGCCGGGGAGATATTCCCCAGACGAGAGTGACGACGCTGACGATTGTAGAAAATCTCAATGTATTCCCGTATTACTGAGATGGCTTCATCCCGGTTATTAAAACGATAGTGGCTCAGGCTCTCATTTTTCAGCGTTCCCCAGAAGCTTTCCATCGGAGCGTTGTCGTAACAGTTACCTTTACGCGACATTGATGTTTTCAGACCAAACTGCTCCTGTATGACCCGGTAATCGTATGCGCAGTACTGTGAACCTCGATCAGAGTGGTGGATTAGCCCGGCAGGTGGGCGCTGGCTCCTGAGCGCCATAAACAGGGCTTTACCTGTCAGCTCTTTTGTCATGCGCTCTCCCATGGCGTAGCCGACAATTTCGCACGTATAAACATCTTTGATGCCAGCGAGGTACAACCATCCCTCCTGTGTGGCAACATACGTCAGGTCCGCCACCCAGACCTGATTTGGTGCTGTAGGAGCGAACGTCTGGTTCAGCAGATTTGGCGCAACTGGCAGATTGTGGTTCGGGTTCGTAGTCGCTCTGAACTTGCGTTTCTGCTTACAGCGTAGCCTTAGCTCCTTACGAAGACGTGCCAGTCGGTCACGACCAACGATGATGCCATTCTCTGCCAGCTCCGTCTGGAGCCGCCGGGTTCCATATGTTTCGCGAGTGCGGATATGTGCCACCTTAATCTCCAGTTTTAGCCGCTCATCACTTTGTTTTCTGTCTGAGGGTTCATGCTGTACCCGGTTGTAATAACCGCTCCTGGATACACCAAATACCTGACACATCGCTTCAATGGGAAATTGTTGTCGCCATTGTTCGATTAACGCGTATTTTTCAGCGACTCCTGTGCAAAATACGCTGTTGTAGATTCAATCTGTCAATGCAACACCCCTTTCAATTATCTCTTTCGGTGTTTTGAACTTCAGTGTCTTTCTCGGTCTGTTGTTTAGCTGAGCAGCAACCAGATCTAGTTCATGTTGAGTATATTGGGCAAGACATGTCTTTTTAGGAAAGTACTGCCGAATTAGCCCATTTGTGTTCTCATTTGTTCCCCGCTGCCAAGGACTCTGAGGATCGCAGAAGTAAACTTTAACGCCGGTGCTGACAGTAAATTCTAGATGTCTGGCCAGTTCCATTCCTCTGTCCCATGTCAGTGATTTTCTGAGTTCTGACGGTAAACTCAGGAATTTGTCGGTAAGAGCCTGATTTACTGAGACAGAATCTTTGCCCCTGAGTCTAAGGATGATCGTATAACGTGATTTTCGGTCTACAAGTGTGGCTATATGAGAGTTTTTTGTACCTGAGACTAAATCGCCCTCCCAATGCCCCAGAGAGCGTCTGTTATCGATATTTCGGGAACGTTCGTGAATTGGTGTTCCGTTCACTATGTTAATCGTACCTCTTTCGCCTTTGCGGGTATGACGCCTGCCATGGCGAAGGCTATGCGACCGTCGCAGATGCTGTATATTCAGGTGGTGTAGCGCTTCACGGCTACGAAAGTACAGCGTTTTATAAATTGTCTCAGGTGATATTCGCAGCGTTTTTTGACGTGGTTTTGTTCGCCTTAACCATCCTGATATTTGCTCTGGAGACCATTTCATCTCCAGCTTTTCCAGAACAAGCTTTCGCAATGGTAAATTTTGATCCAGTAAGCACGGTTTTGGCCTTTTCGCCATTCTGTTGGCTCGGTTATTAGCATCAACAGCTTTGTAATAGCGTCTGCCCCGATTACGCTGAACTTCACGTGAGATCGTCGAAGGACTGCGATTCAGCGCAGTAGCTATCGCACGAATGCTCATTTTGGCTGACAAACCAGCTCGTATCTCCTCGCGCTCAGACAGTGTCAGGTGAGCTACAGCCCGCTTACGCTCATGGGGTTTTATGCCGCCAGTATCCCTTAACATAGTGAAGATCGTTCCGGGTTTTGAACCCAGGATATTCGCTATTTCACTGAAGCCTGTTCCGTTCTTCCATAGTTCAAAAACAGAGGCTTTTTCCTCTGCTGTAAATGTTCGTCTCATTCAAAAAACCTCCGCAACCCCATGTTTTCACATAACTGTTGCGTTGACCAATTGAATCTACAGTTGCTTTTTTTAATATATCTCGCTCAAGGCGAGCTTCATTTAACGCCTTACGCAGTTGCAGAATTTCAGATTCCAGTTCAGCCACCGTGCGGGAACCAGGAGTACCGAGTCCTTTTCTGGCGGCGGTAACCCATTGTCCTAAAGTGCCTTCAGGAAGGGATAATCGGGAAGCGCCTTCACTGATCGAAAGTTGATTTTCAAGAACCGTTCTGACAGCTTCGGCTTTGAACTCTTTAGAGTAACGTTGGGTTTTTCTGCTCATTATTAGCTCCTTCTGATGCCATTCTATTTCAGGAAGGAGTGTCCGTTAAACTCAGGCTACCTCAATTTACGAGTCCAACGGTATTGACTGCGCCCCCACGCACAAATACAACCCATTCGTAGACAGGGGCGCACGCATTGGCGGTTATTGTGTCGTAAAAACATCCGAAGGCGACTATCTGACCGAAGAGATGAGCAACAGGGAAATCGAGGTCATCAGGGCGTGCAGCAAAGCCGGAAATAACGGAGGAAGTAGCCCGTGGGATAGTTTCCCCGATGAAATGGCCAGAAAAGCCATTGTTAAGCGCGCCAGCAAATACTGGCCCCGTCGCGATCGCCTGGATACAGCTATCGACTACCTGAACACTCAGGCCGGTGAAGGTATCATCCTGAATGCTGATCACATCCCTGAGCGTGACGTCACTCCCGCATCAGATGAGATTATCAATGAGATCACTCAGGCAATCACCGAAATTAACAAGACATGGGATGACCTGCTTCCCTTATGTTCCAAAACATTCCGTCGCACGATTGCATCACATGAATATCTCAGTCAGGAAGAAGCTGTCAAAACGCTTGATTTTGTCAAAAAGAAAGCTGCCAGAAACAAGGCCACGGCGGAAGCGAAAATTCACGCCACCACGGAAAATAGCAGCGAGGCCGTGTCATGACACCAGAAATTATTCTCCAGCGAACTGGCGTGGATATTACCAGCCTCGACCAGGGCGATGATGGATGGCACAAGCTGAGACTCGGTGTTATCACTGCTTCAGAAGTTCACAATGTGATAGCAAAGCCACGTTCCGGCAGCAAATGGCCTGATACAAAAATCTCATACTTCCACACCCTGCTGGCTGAAGTTTGTACCGGCGTGGCACCGGAAGTTAACGCTAAGTCGCTCGCATGGGGAAAGCAATACGAAGATGATGCCCGTGCCATCTTCGAATTTATCGCGGATGTTACTGTCTCGGAAACGCCAATAATTTTTCGTGACGAAAGCATGCGCACCGCCTGCTCTCCCGACGGTTTATGCAGCGACGGTAACGGCCTTGAGCTTAAATGCCCCTTCACTTCCCGCGACTTCATGAAGTTCCGGCTTGGCGGCTTTGACGCTATCAAGCCTGCTTACATGGCCCAGGTGCAATTCAGCATGTGGGTTACAGACAAGGACGCCTGGTACTTCGCCAACTACGACCCACGCATGAAGCGTGAAGGCCTGCATTATGTCGTGGTCGAGCGGGATGAAAAGTACATGACGAGTTTTGATGAGATGGTGCCGGAGTTCATCGACAAAATGGACGAAGCACTGGCGGAAATTGGTTTTGTATTTGGAGAACAATGGGGGGTTAATAACTAATGGATGAAGTGATTTTTACTTATAACGAAGAATCAGCACTGACCGCCGGACAAGGTGGTTTTATTACCGAAACGGGTGCGCATATCATTAACATCACCGAAGCAGAACTCAAGCAATCAGAAAAAGGTGCCCGATTCATTGAGTTTTCTGGAGAATCCGACGACGGACGGAAAATCCAATATCTCAGTGTTTGTGTTCAGAAGAATGACGGCACTGAAAATAAATTTGGGGCGAGCATTATTCACGCCATGATGGGATGCACAGGAATTGGGCAGTTAACGCAACATATGGTTTCCGTCAGTAAATATGTTGCACCTGAGTTTCACGGAAAGAAAATCGGACTCGTCCTCCAGAAAGTATTAACCACAAACAGAAAGACTGGCGCAGACAGTTACCAGATGGAAATCCGCATTCCATTCATTGCAGAAACAGGGCAGACACTGAAAGAAAAACTGAAGGAAAGAAACCAGAAACTGTAGCAAATATGGTTTCCACTCTCAAAGACAAAGACAATCGCAGCAAAAACGTAAGCCAGAATCATGCAGATGATTATGGTTACAGCCAGAACGATTACCCTCCTTTCTGATTACTGAAAATAAGGCTCCCATTATGCCAGCGCCTCTGTATGGTGCGGATGACCTGCGCAACTGCTCCGGTAGCTCCAAGGCGGAGGTGCTGGAAAATATCAAAATGAAGTGGTCAACAAAAACTGGCCACCGAGTTAGAGTTTTTCCAGTATCGATTTTCCGATTCGTTTGGGGGTAACCCACCGTTATATTCGTGCGGTCTTAGTGCGCTGTAATATCCAACGATATAGTCCGTTATGGCGTGAGCTGCCTCGCTGAAGCTTACGTAACCCACCACCAGCATCCATTCGTTCTTCAGACTCCTGAAGAAGCGTTCCATTGGGCTGTTATCCCAGCAGTTTCCGCGCCGGCTCATACTCTGTCTGATCTGGTATCGCCACAATAACTGCCGGAACTGCCTGCTCGTATAATGACTGCCCTGATCGCTGTGGAACATCACCCCGCCGGGCTTACCACGGGTTTCCCATGCCATTTCCAGCGCTTTCATGGTGAGCCTGCTGTCCGGCGAGAACGACATGGCCCAGCCCACTGGTTTTCTTGCGAACAGGTCGAGAACAACGGCGAGGTACGCCCAGCGCTTACCCGTCCAGATATAGGTCACATCACCGCACCACACCTGATTTGGCTCGGTCACGGCGAACTGCCTTTCAAGGTAGTTAGGGATAGCAACATGTTCATGACCACCACGTTTATACCGGTGAGTCGGCTGCTGACAGCTGACCAGCCCCAGCTCTTTCATGAGCCTGCCAGCAAGCCAGCGTCCCATCTGGTAGCCTCTCCGGGTTGCCATTGTGGCGATGCTTCTTGCTCCGGCCGAACCATGGCTGATGCCATGTAGCTCAAGTACCTGACTGCGTAATACAGCCCGTCTGCCGTCTGGTTTTTCAGGACGGTTTTTCCAGTATCTGTAGCTGCTGCGATGAACCCCGAACACTTGGCAGAGTGTGACCACAGGATAATGCGCTCTGAGTTTCCCGATTATCGAGAACTGTTCAGGGAGTCTGACATCAAGAGCGCGGTTGTAGATTCAATTGGTCAACGCAACAGTTATGTGAAAACATGGGGTTGCGGAGGTTTTTTGAATGAGACGAACATTTACAGCAGAGGAAAAAGCCTCTGTTTTTGAACTATGGAAGAACGGAACAGGCTTCAGTGAAATAGCGAATATCCTGGGTTCAAAACCCGGAACGATCTTCACTATGTTAAGGGATACTGGCGGCATAAAACCCCATGAGCGTAAGCGGGCTGTAGCTCACCTGACACTGTCTGAGCGCGAGGAGATACGAGCTGGTTTGTCAGCCAAAATGAGCATTCGTGCGATAGCTACTGCGCTGAATCGCAGTCCTTCGACGATCTCACGTGAAGTTCAGCGTAATCGGGGCAGACGCTATTACAAAGCTGTTGATGCTAATAACCGAGCCAACAGAATGGCGAAAAGGCCAAAACCGTGCTTACTGGATCAAAATTTACCATTGCGAAAGCTTGTTCTGGAAAAGCTGGAGATGAAATGGTCTCCAGAGCAAATATCAGGATGGTTAAGGCGAACAAAACCACGTCAAAAAACGCTGCGAATATCACCTGAGACAATTTATAAAACGCTGTACTTTCGTAGCCGTGAAGCGCTACACCACCTGAATATACAGCATCTGCGACGGTCGCATAGCCTTCGCCATGGCAGGCGTCATACCCGCAAAGGCGAAAGAGGTACGATTAACATAGTGAACGGAACACCAATTCACGAACGTTCCCGAAATATCGATAACAGACGCTCTCTGGGGCATTGGGAGGGCGATTTAGTCTCAGGTACAAAAAACTCTCATATAGCCACACTTGTAGACCGAAAATCACGTTATACGATCATCCTTAGACTCAGGGGCAAAGATTCTGTCTCAGTAAATCAGGCTCTTACCGACAAATTCCTGAGTTTACCGTCAGAACTCAGAAAATCACTGACATGGGACAGAGGAATGGAACTGGCCAGACATCTAGAATTTACTGTCAGCACCGGCGTTAAAGTTTACTTCTGCGATCCTCAGAGTCCTTGGCAGCGGGGAACAAATGAGAACACAAATGGGCTAATTCGGCAGTACTTTCCTAAAAAGACATGTCTTGCCCAATATACTCAACATGAACTAGATCTGGTTGCTGCTCAGCTAAACAACAGACCGAGAAAGACACTGAAGTTCAAAACACCGAAAGAGATAATTGAAAGGGGTGTTGCATTGACAGATTGAATCTACAGTAGCCTTTTTTAATATTTCATTCTCCATTTCAATGCGTTGTAGCTTTTTCCTCAGCTTACGTATTTCGATTTGTTCTGGTGTTATCGGAGAGGCTTTTGGTGTTTTGCCCTGACGCTCATCACGCAGTTGTTTGACCCATCTTGTCATTGTGGAAAGGCCAACATCCATAGCTTTGGCGGCATCTGCCACCGTGTATTTCTGGTCAACAACCAGTTGAGCGGATTCGCGTTTAAACTCTGCGCTAAAATTTCTTTTTTTCATTGGAGCACCTGTGTTGTTCTGAGGTGAGCATATCACCTCTGTTCAGGTGGCCAAATTCAGTGTGCCACTTCACATTATCAAGTTGCTTGTTACGTGATGCCAAGATGTTCTGTTTGGCAATTTCACAGAGTTCTTCATCGCTCTTATCGGTCATGTAAATAAACTGACCAGCACCTCTTGAAGCTTTAACCATCTTCACAATCCGGTATCCATCAGGAAGATTATTAATCACGTCTGGGATATTCTCAGGAAAAGTACCAAAACCATCATTATCTGTATATGTGAAGTAAACATACGGCTTTTGTGACAATTCATCCTGAATCTCAAATTCTGATGGCTCAATAGCTGATTGCATCAAGGTAACTTTGCTGTAAGCGTCATCAAGTTTAAGACGCTGTGCTTTTAGCAGTGGGTAATATTCACGCTCAAGATTAAATAATGCTTCACTCTTGCAAATATCAGGCATATCTTGAGGTTCAGGAGTTACAAAGATGATTTCCTTTGGTGACATCTTTAGCTCTTGCTCAAGCTTAATTCTTTCATCGTGTTCTTTACGCTGAATAGTGATAGCTGGATGTTCAGTCTGTGGTGACCAGTCACCGAAGCTATCAATCTTTCTGCCGTTAATAAATAAATCGTTTGTCATTACTATTTCCTCTTCTAAGTAATATTCAGTTTTTAAAAAGCACACCTGACAGCCTACGAACTTAGAAGAGACTTAAAAGCGTTTGCCAAGTGCGCTTTTTAAAAACTGAATAGCCCTAGATAATTTCTTATAAAGGGCCATTCATAAGGTGAAGAAATTAAAAGAACATCTAAAGGATTCAATAACGAATGAACAAAGACTTTTTGAGATAGCCTATCTAAAT